ATGGAAATGTCCTGTACGGTTTTGACAGCTGCTCTGCAAGGGCTAGGGTCGGAGATTCTGAGAAACGTTCTGCTTATCCTAGGCTTAGGTGTCGCGATCTCATCTGTATGGATGAGTAAGGTGATCGCTCGGAGGAAGCAGACGGCTGATTTGCTGTTTGGCAGCAGGATCGATGCCCAGCTTAGCGAAGGTATGGAGATAATCAGACAGCTCCATAACGATCCGAATGGCAACATACGTGCTGCTTTTGCTGATAAGAAGGCTATGCCTGCGGACGAAGAAGCGGCTCAGAAGTACACAGAGCAGAAAAAGAAATCTACCCTCATCAACTATGTTCTCAACCATTGGGAACGGATCAGCATTGGCATCGATGAGGGGATATACGACGAGCGGATGCTTCGGTACGCCAGCAATACCAGCGTGATTAACCTTTACACTCAGTCGCTACCCTACATCGAGGCCGTCCGAGAGCGAAGCCGTGTCCCGACTTACTATGTCGACATTGAAAGGCTTGCCCTGCGATGGAAAAGCATGCCGCTGAAGCCGAAGAAAATTAAGCGTATTACCTTTATCTGAAGTGGCATATGCCGCTGAACACTGAAAGCCTGCTCCGTGCAGGCTCTTCTATTTTGCGGCCGCCTAAGCTAAAGCACATCCTTGAAGAAGACGTGATGGACCAGGGTCAGCGTCTTCTTGGCGCCGGCCGCCCACTTCGGCGCCGCCGGCATCGTGGTCGCGTAGTAATGCGTTGCTCCGCCGGTCGGGTCCGGCACCTTCCCATCGATCACCAGGTCAGCAGCGGCACGACACTGCGCCAGCTCTCGGAACGGGATCTGCCGCGCACCGGTTAGGAACGGCTGATTCGGGTCGCCCTTGTTCCAGCAGCTGAACTGCCAAGGCTTCTTGCAGACCTCGACGTAGCCCTCCCCCCACCAATCCGGCTTGCCGTCATTGTGCAGGTCCATATCTACCCGGTTGCGAATCGACCAGGCCACGGCCACCATCCCCGCAGTACCTTCCCCACGCGCCTCGCCCCACAGGGTGCGCGCCAGCACATCACGATCTTTCTCCGTTACGGCCATTCACTTTTCTCCAGGCGAAAAAAAACCCGCTCATGGCGGGCTCAAAAAATTAACTAAGGGAATGTCAGCCCCTGGCTTGATCCAATATGTTGTGGAGCGCAATCCACGGTCTGCCATATGTGGAGCTGATATGCCGACATCCGGCTTGGTGTGGGAAGGGGCTTCCAGCGCTACTCATCGGCTGCGTGCGCAAACATCTGGTGCATACGACATGCCCCTTGGCGATCAGAAAAGCATCGTTCCATTCCTTAAGCTTGCTCTCCGCATCCATACGACGACCCTCATCACTTGTGGCTGGTGCTGCATAGTAGCCCGCACTGCATCGGTGTAAAACGCTCAAAAAAGGGTGCGAACTATCATCAAATGGGTGCATTACCGAAGAGGCAGCAGGCTTATTTGGTCAGTATTTTGGTATACGAGGCTGAGCCTCCTATTCGGACGCCGGCCCAGAAGATCCAGGCCCGCCATCGGGCAATGCCTTCAGCGCGCAATGCGCGATAAAGCACCGCATCCGCATCTTTTCGGCTGAGCTGTCCGCACGTGTAGAGCCAGTCGTGCACGGTCGCGGCGTAGTTTCCGTAGCCAGAGACCAAGGCGAACAGCACGAACAGGAAAGCGTTGTGCAGCACCTTGATGCTCGCAAAGTCGGTGGCAAAACCGGCAGGGACGGTGATAACGCGTTGGTCTTCGTCGGCCAGCACCAGCTCATCGAGGAGGACGTGCGTCCACTTGCCGATTTGTTCGGTTTTCAGCGTGGTGGTGAAACGGCTCACGATGGCAGTTCCAGCGGCGGCAAGCTCGCGATGAAGGCGTCAAGCTCGGGCTGCGGCTTCTGATTGGCCAGCACTGCCTTCAACTCGGCATGGGCGTAATCCCACACCAGCGAGCGCCAGCGGCGGAAAGCCTGGCCGTCTGCCTGGAAGCGCGGCACCGCCGGTTCGTCAGCATAAGAAATAGCGGTTGCCAAGCTGTCATAGCCCCGGTCCCGCGCCGCGCCATCGAGCTTGTCCTGCACTGCCCGCTCAAAGATCGAGCTCAGTTCCGCCTGGGTTGGGGGCACGATCGCCCAGCCGCGAATGACCCGATCGCCATCGCGGCGCAGCTCACCGGCCACCACTTGTTCACCAAGACCAACATCCGGCGTGGGGTCGAACTCCAACACGACATAGCCGAAATCCGAGAGCGTGTCCGATGTGAGATCTGGGGGAAAGCTGGTGTCTGGAAACGCTTCCTGCAGTTGGTTGCGGTCGATGACAGCTAGGGTTTCGATATTGGCGAACATTGCCGCTCCTTAAATTTTGATAAGTCTGATCAATCGGCATCGGAATCCGAGAGTCTTACTATTGTTGGGCATACGGCCAGAGTTCATATCCTGACACCAAGCATTAGCCGTTGGATATTCAGTCGAAGTCCAATAGTTATCATTAAAAAAGGCTTCAGCGCCTCCACCTTGAAATGCGGCAACCGTTGTTTGGGCTGGAACAGTTGCCGTATACGCAGGGGTATTTGGATCTGCATAGGTGTTGTTTGTTGCACCTGGACTATCGGTACTATTAGCAGAAGTGAACGGTTTCAGGTTGCGATAGCACATTTCGAGCTGATAGCGGGCAGGTATAAACCAGTCGGTATATCCATTTATTCCGCCATTATTATTCACCTGAAGAACAAAGTCAGCAATCGCACTAACCCCGGCACCTAATGCGATAAGAGCCGCAGTGTTGGCAGCCCCATCCCAAGCGCTCGCAGCAGCTGGTGTAGAAACCGCAGAAGTTCTGTAGTTGAGAGTATATGGCCACTCACCACCAGACTTCGGCGCCAAGATGACAGCGTATTTGACGCCGTCACCGCCTATCATCCGCCCGACGTAGTAACCCCCGCCATATGGGGTGCCTGGTATGGTGGGGATTGGCGCCCTTGACATCAGCGTAGCGGTAGCGAGCCTCATGTTGACGCCCCAACGCGGCCGAGCCATGCAGAACCATCGCCGTTCGTGCTGAATATGTATTCCACAACCTGGTTAGCCACAGGGGTCGCAGGGGCAAGGCCGCCTGGAGTCAGCCAGGTGATACCGCTAAACCATGTGATAGCTCGCGGAGTGCTTCCCTGTCGAATTCGCACCACCAGAGTTAATGTCTCTCCGCTCAGCGACGGCATATTAGATGTGCTGATGGTGGCATTAGCCGTTGTAAGGGTGAGGTCATAAACAGTAGCTTGGGCTAGGTTGAGTGTTCTTGATGCAGCTACGTTGGTCTCAATGACTTTATCAATATATTGGGTAATGCTGAGGGTGTTAGTCCATGCTGGGGTAAGGCCATCGCTGCCTGTGGTCAAAGGCAGTCGAAGTGGCCCCGGTAAGATGGGGAAGCTCAGAAGTTTCCACGCACCCCAAGTGCCGCCTGCATTTCTGCGCCACCAAATCAGATCGGAAGATTCCGAAAAGAATATCTGTGTAATTCGTGCATCGGATTGAAAGGCCCTGCCAGATACAAGCAATGTGCCCCAAGTTTCTCCCGGTGGCTTGGTTCCAGTGGTACCAGTTCCTGATATCGCATACCAGCCATTGGTTAGAGTTACCAGCTCATCAATGTTTGCGATACTGGAAAGGAGGCCGCCCGATCCGGTCTGAAAGAGACCTTTGTTATAGACCGAGATGTTGTCAACGTTGGGCAAGCCGATATCGGCCTTGTTCAGCACCGGCGCGCCGGTCTTCCCGTTCACGCTGGTGACCGGGCCGCTGGCAATGCTATCAGCCGCGTTTTTTGCACGAACAGCTGATGCCTCGGAGTTCGTCGCGCTGGTAGCTGCCGCCGTTGCGCTGTTGGCTGCCGCCGTCTTCGAGCTGTTTGCAGCTGTGGCTGAGCTGGCTGCGTTGGTCTCGCTGGTGGCAGCGTTGGTTTTCGACGTGTTCGCTGCACTGGCTGAGTTCGCCGCGTTGGTCTCGCTGGTCTTGGCGTTGGTGGCACTGGTTGCTGCTGCGGTTTTTGACGTGTTGGCCGCCGTGGCGCTTGTCTGCGCGTCGGTAGCAACCTGGTTCACCTCCACTGAGAACTGCGGCAGTTTCTGGGCAAAGAAGGCATCGACGTCGGTTTTGAACGTTGCTGCTGTCCGGTCAAGAAACGGAAGTGGTGTAACTGCCATTAGATAAGGCCCTCGATATCAAGCGAGCAGAGGTGGTAATCCGGGTAGGAGATGTCGATGTTGAAGCTGGAGAAGAAGCCGTAGATCAGCAGAGGCTCGTAGCCGGGCTCCTCCGTCCCGATGTATACGCACGGCGTCGCCCGCAGCGCCGCGAGCGTGCGATAGATCCGGTTGAAAGTGCCGAGCGTGGTCATCATCGTGAAGCTGCCCCGCTTGCTGTAGGCGCGCTGGGTGATCACGGTGTTGCCAAAAGCGTCACGCTCTTTGCGGCTGTAGTCGTCGATGCCGACCCGGGCGCCGTACTGCGTTTCTCCCAGATCACTGATCAGGCCAGGCTTGATGACCCCGATCGACGCCGGACCGCTGGTCGAAGTGACGGTGATGGACAGCTCTGCGCTGGCGTACTGGCCGGGGAGGTCTGTCACGACGATATCGGTACGCACATCGAGTTCGCTGAAGAACCAGTCGAAAATCGTCTCGATGTCGGTGACCTCCAGATCAATCCGCTTCTGGTAAACGACAGTGCCACCGGTGCCATCCTTCATCACCAGGTCGACATACCGCCCGCTCATCTCAAACAGTGCCAGGCTGTCGGTAAACCCGACGCTGAGCACATAGCTGAGCGGAGAGTTGCCTGTCGCCAACGTCCCCACCACATCGTCAAACGGTGCCCACCGGTTGGTAGGCCCGACGTCCATCCAGACCGGCGGGCTGCTGGTGTCGAGTTCGGGGGCTACAGTCCCTGCCCCCGCCACAAGCCGTTCGAACACCCGATGCACGCTGGTGCGGATCACCTTCGCACCAATGGCATATGTGGTCCCAGACGCCCAGGCGGGGTAGTCGTTTTCCGCAACGGAGGAACTGAGCATCATCAGGTCGGTGATGATGTGTGGCTTGATGACCTTCATTAGAGTTCCTTCGTGAGCATGGCGTTGCCGCCGTCTGTAACCCGGTCTACGACTCTTCCAAGCTTGCTTGCGCTGACGGCGCTGGATTGGGTGTTGGCCTTGATGCTTTCCAGCTCGGAACGCAGCGCACGTAGCTCGGCCAGGACAGCGCCGTTGTCGCCACCGCCCTGCAGCATCTCGGAAGTCTGAGGGGCAACGCGAACCCCGCTCGGCTCAACGATGTCCAGCACAGGGCCTCCCAAGGCGAACGCCGGGAGACTGAGGCCGTTCATCTGGTCCAGCAGGCCCGTGCCGTAAGTGCGGACTGCATCAGCATTTACGATGTATTCGCCTGCCGACAGCCTCGCCAGGATGCTGTCGCTGGTGCCGGTGCCGGGTCCGGAAATCAACCCACCTGTAGCGAAGCCTGGAATCTTGATCGACTCCCCATTCTGCCTTCCGACCTTGACCAGCTCAGCGATCAGTTGGTCATAGCTCAGCGTCCCGTTCTGCAGAGCATCGGTCCAGAATCTCAGGCCTCCCTCGTCCGCGTCTCGGCCAAAGGCCGCCTGGTAAGCGGTGTGCACCAGGCTCGCGTTATTTTCCCAGGTGTTGCCGGAGGCACTGCCCGCGCCAGTCCTTGGCAATCCGCCCAAGGCCGCCACAACTGCTGCATTCATGCGATTCACAGCGTCCGCGACCGACAGCACGGATGTATCCACGCCGTTGAGCGCATCAAGCTGCGCCTGCCCGATTGCCAGCTGTGTTTCATACTGGGCCATCTGGGCATCGTAGGCCTTCTTCGCCTGGTCGAGCTGATCCTGCAAAGCCTTCGCCGACTTCTCGGCATTCGTCAGTTGTTTGCCGTTGAGCGCTTCCAACTGGCTGACAACGTTCGCGGTGCGGCCCTGATCGCGATTGAAGTCCTCAAGCGACGAATACAGGTCGGTGCTGGTGCTGCTGACAGTATCCAGTGCATCGCTCAAGCCGCTGAAACCAGCCAACGAGCCTCCGGCCTGGGCAATCGCCAAAGCCGAACGCAACGTGGCCTGAGCCTGGCTGCGCAGCATCTTTACCGCATCGTCCGAGTTGCCGCGCAACGCTTTCAGCGCCGTGCCGAGGTCATTGCTGACGCCGGTCAAATCGGTGATGTTGGTGTTAACCGTGCTGAGCATGTCGTTCAGCGAGGCGGTGCGAGCGTTGTGCGCGTCGGTTGTCGCTTTCTGCTGGGCGCTGACTGCACGTTGCAACGCGCTGTACCCGTCTGCAGCCCCTTTCATCAGGGCGTCAGCAATCTTCTTCGCGGCATCGGTAGCTGCTTGGCTGGCAGCCTCAGCCGCTTCTTCGGCCGCCTGTTGCGCTGCCTTAGCCTTTTGGTCAAGCGTCGAGTAATACGAGTCGGCGTTTTGGGCCAGGCCTACCAATGTGGCGAACATCGCCTGTCCTGCAGCCGTCGTGACGTCAATGTCTTCAACCATGGCCCGGTAGGCAGATCGCGTGTCGGGCAGCTGCAGGCCGAACCCGGCGAATGCGTTCTTCAGGCTCTTGGTCAGATCGGCAAACTGCTCGTCGGCGGTAAAGAACGCCTGGTAGTAGGTGCTGACCGACTTGTTCAGCGCATCAACCTTGTCCTTGGCTGTGGCCGTGGTGGTATCCAGCTTGGCCATCGCAGCGACCATATCGAGGATCGCATCCGAAGCCATCAAGCCGGTGTTATCAAGCTTCAGGCCGTTGACGTTGATCAGCGCCAGCGCATCGTTCACGCCATTAAAACGTGTGAAAACCCCTTCAATAGCCTTGATGACTTCATCAGCGGTGGTGTCCCAGCTATCGGCGAAATCTGTGAACTGGGCCTTGAAGTAGTCCGGCAACGACTTCGAACTGACAATGGCCTTGGCAAGGAAGGTGCCCAGGACGTCGTCATAGTTGTGCTGCAGCGCTGCGGCAGCATCAGCAGCATTGAACTGCTGATGGATGTCCAGGCCCACGCCCGTGCCGTCATCCAGCGTTGCGCCGAACGTGGTCGAGTACTTCCCAGAGGTCTTGCGGACCTGCATCAGGTCGTACGCATACACATCCGCGCCATTGCCGAGGACGTCATAGAGCATGCCCAGGGTGCTGGTGAACTTCGCGACGATACCGTCGACCTGCGCATCCATTGCGCTGCCGTATTTAGGCGCTTTTGTCTGCCAGCCCATGACAGGGCCGTTGCTGACATACTGGCCGTTGATGTAATTACCCGAAGATGAGGTGCTGAGGTCTGCATACTTCTCTCCGCTTCCACCGAAGAGCTTGCCGGAGACGAACGAGCCCAGTACCGAGCCGATGGCAGCGCCTGCCGCGGTGCCGATTGGACCTACCAACGATCCCAAGTACGCGCCACCCGCGGCGAAGCCAGCCGTAGTTGCCCCACCCTTCACGCCATAGTTCTGGAACGAACTGATGACCGAGTAGGCGGCACCGATGTAGCTGACAGCGGTGCTCAGCGACGCCAGGGTGGACGAAGCATTTGCCGAAGCTACCCAGCTCTGCATGGCTGCGCCGGTGTAGCCAGCCTGAGTTCCGCCAGCGGCCAAACTTGCGGCAGCGCTGCTGGCAGTCGCAGACCCGGCAGTGAATGCGCCAGTAATCGCGGAGCTGATGTAGCTGGCACCGTTGCCAAACGCACCCTGGATGCCGTTCAGGATTCCGTCGCTGCCGTTCCAGCCCGCCATGACGGCCTGGCCGAATTTGCTGCCAGCAACAGACATGACAGAGCTTGCGTTGCTCAGCAGAGAGCTGATTCCACCCCCGCCGCCAGCACCCAGATCTCCAAAGAAACCGGAAGACTGAGCAGCGGCGCCACCAATCCCGAGCGCACTCGCAAACTGCACGATGATCGGCTTGGTGATCGCCATATGCAGCATTTCGGCAAGGAACTGGCGGAAGCTGTCTTTGAGCGAGTCCATGAAATTCCCGGACTTGCTGAGGACAGATTTCCACATGTCTGCAAAGGCGTCATCGATCCGATCAACTGCACCCTCGGTGAACTGACCCCAAGCGGTTGCCGCGCGCTGATTTTGTTCGTATTCGACGCCAAGACGGCCCAGCGCGTCCCGGTACGCGTCTGCTTTTTCCGGATAAAGCTCGATCGCTTTATTGAGCGCTTCCTGCTCCTGGGTGTAATCGCGCAGTAGCTTGGTCTGTGGATACAGGCGGTCGACGATACTGTTAGCCGCGCCGGCCTGTTCCAACGCTTTGTTATGGTCCAGCTGCGCCTTGGTTGCTTCGAGCAGCTGGTCATACTCTTTGCTGCCGTACTCGATATTTTTTCCAACGAGCGCGACCTGCATGGCTTTCTGCACGTTGAACGCTTCGAGCGCGTCAGCCCCGCGCAAGGTCGCGGTTGCCTGTGCCAGAGTTTGCGTGGCCTCAATTCGAAGATCTGCGATGTTCCTGGCGACGTCTCGGCGATCCTCCGCAGCCATCTGACTGCGGATCGACTCTGTGACCTTGTCGCGCGCATCAGCACCAGTCTTGAGAAGTTCTTCCTCAACCTTCTGCTGAAGGGTGATCTCGCGAATGCTCCCGATCCCAGCCAAATAAGAATCAGCCAAATCATTGGCGGACTTGGTCGAGATCGCCGACTTCGCGGTTAGATCTTCGAGTGCCTTCTGCTGGTTTTTGAGCTCAGTAGCCGCCTCTCTCGCCGCTGCGTTGCCGAGTTTCGTTTCATCCTTTGCTGCCTTGGTTGCAGCTTTGTTAGCCTCGATCGCATTGGCAGTCGAAAGAATCGCAACGCGGTCAGCTTCAGACAGATCCGCGTGCTCTGCTATGTAGCGGTTCGCCTCCTTGATTGCGTTACCGCCGTCCTGCAGGCCGGCAAGCTGCTTCTGAATGGTGCTGAGGTACTTCTCGCCCTCGGTTGTAAAGCCTGCCTTTGCCTGATTATTGGCCTGGGTAGCCGTCGTGTTTTGGTTAAGCGCGCCTGTCAACTCGCTGAGACGCGCCGTAACTTGCGCGGCGATGGAAGCGTTATCGCTCAGCAGCCCGGCTTTTGTTTCCCACTGACGTAGCTGCTCAGGGGAAATCTGACCATTGGCGGCGGCTTCACGCAGGATTGGGCTAAGAGATTGGCCAGCCGCGCGTGCGGCATCCATTTTTGCGACCAAAGCCTCAAACGACCGGAGTTGCTCTGCCATTTTGGCAGGATCAACCATCTCAGGATTAACCGGCTCGACCAGTGCGCTTTGAACCGATTCTTTCAGATCTTTATAAGCGTTCTCCACTGCCAGGGCTGCGCCGAGCTGCTTGTCCTTCCAAGTGTTGATTTGGGCGCGCTGCTGATCCTCGTTGAGCTTGTTAAACTCGGTACGGACCTGGTCGACGGACTTGCCAAGGTCGCCCAAATCACCCATCAGGGTCTTTGACTTGTCGCTGAAATCGACGAAGGACAGCGCGACGGCGCCAGCCATGAAAGCCAGCCCAACCGGACCGCCAAGCAGCCCCAAAAGGCCCGCCGCTCCTGTCTTCAAACCGCCCCAAGCTCGCCCTGCAATAGATGCGGCTGCAGCTGCCTTTTCAGAGGCCACAGTTGCGGCATTTACCGCCAGCGTTGTTTCAGCAAGGGCGGCCTTAGAAGCCGTGACGCGAGCATTTGCCGCTTGGATTTCCGCAGATGTGGCAACGGTAGTTGCGGCCAACTTTTGTTCCGCAGCGGCAAGCTTGTTGGTTACGAGTGTCTGGGCATCCAGCAGCCCACTAAGCCGCGCACTCGATGCGAGTCTTCCTTGCTCGCTGATTTGTGCCCCCAGGCGCTGACGCTCCAACGCCACCTCAGCTGCAAGCGTCGCTTGCGCGGCCTGGATGTTTCCGACTTCGGATAATTGCCGGGCACGGTCCGAAGAGACCTTCCCTTGGGCAGCCCGCAGTTCCAACGCTTGGCGCTCCACGATGGCCCGAGCGTCAATCTGCTTGGATTGCGCCGACCAAAGATCCTGCTGGGCCGTTTTTGCAGCAGCGGCAAGAGCTTTCTGATTGGCGAGCACCGCGGCGCCGGAAGCGGCTGTCCATTGCGCAAAACCTGCTGCAACTTTCCCGAGGGCAGCGTAGAGAACCGCATCCAGCACTGTGGACAACGTCTCGGCGTGTTTGGAGACCACCGCTACGGCCTCTGGAACCTTGATCTGATCCAGTGCTCGGGATGCTTGGTTAATTGCACCTGCGAGGGAAACGCTGGTACCGGACAGTTTATCTGCCTCGCCAATGATGCGGGTAAAAGAGGTTTGTATGCGCGTCAGAGCAGTGCCGATCGTGCTTTGCATCTGATTGAACAGCGCGTCTACAGCTCCCGCTTCAGCCTGCAAGGCTGCCACTACAGCGGCGGCAGTCAGCTTGCCGTCCGTGCCGAGTGAACGGAGCTCGCCCACGGTTTTCCCCATGCCTTTCGCTATCGCCTGGGCAAGCGCCGGAGCTTGCTCTAGCACCGAGTTCAGCTCTTCACCACGCAAAGTGCCAGACGCAAAGGATTGTCCAAGCTGCACCAACGCAGCATCGGCGGACGCGGCCGATGCACCACTGATGACCATTGTTTTCGAGATGGTTTCGACAATCCCAGCCACACCCTGGCCGCTCAGCTTCAATTCCTTCTGATTTGTAGCGATGCGCTGGTAGAGCTCCGCAGTTGCCCCGAGCGGCTGCCCGGATTTTTGCGCAATACTGAAAACCGCGTTTTGAGCGTCGGTGAATTCTTTGCTGCTAGACGTCACCAATTTGAGACGGTTTGCAACGGTTGTGTAGGCTTCAGCCTGATCAAAAATGGCGCTTATGCTTGCGCCACCCACGGCCAGCGCCAGTGCGCCTTTTAAAACCCCGGCCGCCGACTGCGCACTTTTCGCTGCACGATCAAATGCTGAGTCAACCTTGCCCAGCTGGGTGTCAATGCGCCCGGTCGCCTTCGTAACCGAGGCGTCAGCACGGTCCATCTCCTGACGGAGTTGTGCCGTAGTCGCCTCAAGCCGGATCAGCATCCCGCGAACTTCTTGCCCTGCCATGCATTTTCTCCGGACGCAAAAAAGCCGCCCAAACGGCGGCCATTAAAAAAGCCCGCACAAGGCGGGCTTTCATTTCAATCGTTGCTCTTTAACTCGACACGCTAACGAACTCGATTCATATCATCTAAATATTCTGGCTGGTTGTGACTAACGAACAGGCCGATTAGGTCGATACCCACATATCTTTTTCCAAGAACAGACGCCGAACCAAGCTCAAATCCATGTCCAGTATCCATAAACCAGCAAACAGCATTGTCTCTGCGGGCCACACCGGTCTTGTCAGTAAAGTCCACCCGAGCAAGAGCTTCTTTAACTTTGCTCATATCCGACATCAGGTTTTGCAGGCCCTGCTGCTGATCAGCATTAAGACTTCCACCATTTCGAAGGCCTAAAAACCGAACGAGGCTTTCCTTACTGGCCTCCTGTGGCTTGGCCGACACTGAGTTGAAAACTAGTGCTGAAGGGTCGATAACGGATGCTTTTACTACATCCTCACAGATCGCCCCCATTTTCTCCTCTACCGACTTACCACACCCCGCGACAAAAAATGGCAGACAACTCGCCACTAACGCTGTGCGCAACTTCCTCATGCATGACCCTCCCTTAGAAGGGAAGAAATCTACCATAAGAAATTTTTCGATAGCTCAACCACGCATCCCGCGGATCTTCGCTTTGAGACGCTGGCGTTTCTCCTCGGGGGTTTCTTCGGGCGGCGGCGTATCGGGGTCTTCTACCTTACGGAACGGGTTGGTCGCGCGAAGAAACTCGACTCGCGCCTCCCAAGCCATCAGGATTTGAGGAACTGGCGTCTCCCAGGCATCGCGCGGCGACCATTGGAGGCTGCCGGTAGCAATGCAGAAGATCTCATCCACATAGCTACCGTTGCTCGGGCGATTTACTTTTTTCCCTTGCTCGCGCCTTCTTCGGCGTCTTTCGCGAGCTCTTCTTCGGTCTTGGCCGCTGGATTCAGCAACGCCAGCAGGTATTGAATCAGCGGCGGAGTGACCTCGCCGATACCGGCTTGGTAAATCTCTTCCTCGAGCGCTTCAACCTCTTTCGGCTTCAGCGTCAGGCCAGCGCCAGCCGCAATGACGGCCACGGCCGCACCCAGGCTCAGTTTCTGGACTTCCTGCAAGGCAGGCGAGATACCGCCGAAACGGCGCTCGATATTCTTCACGGCCTTCAGGGTGAAGGCGAGGCTGTAGACTTCAGAGCCGATCGTTACATCAGTTGCGCCGTGGTCAGTCTTCGACATGGATCAATATTCCTAATGGTGGGAAAAATGCTGAGGCAAACGCCGCGAGCGCGGCGCTTGGGTGTGGCTGGTGATCGCGAAATCAGGTCGCCGGGGCTTCCTGCTCGTAAATCGCCGAGTTGATCGCGACGGAAACGGTGGCTTTGCGGATCGATTCAGCGGTGCCGATCTGCTTGCGGAAGCTCAGCACCTGGCCGAGGTAGTAATCCGCAGTGCCGTCGCCGTAGTCGATCTGAAAGGCGTAGTTGCTGTCGCTGGCCACTGCGGCTTTAACCGCCTTCTGGCCGGCGTCCTTAGGGTCTTGGCCCAGCGTCAGCTGCTGGGTACCGGCGTCGAACGTACCCTTGACCTTGCGCTTACGGCGATTGGACAGGGCAGTGAAATCAGCGGTGCTGGCCTCGTCGCCCAGTTCGCCAGCATCTTCGACCTCGCCCAGCTCGACGTAGGTCAGCGCCTTCAGCGCGGTCAGTGCAGCGGCACGACCGGTGGCGTCTTCTTTGTAGGTGACATTGTGGGCGGGCCCGATCAGGCAGCGAACGCCAGCGGAAGTTTGAATAGTCATGGTTGCCCTCCAGGGCGCGGGTGGTTTTCAAGCAATAAAAAACCCGCTCGATGGCGGGTGTTGGTGTTGCTCGGCGGTGTCAGTGTTGGGTGATGATCCGAAGAGTCACCGATCCCATGTAAGTCTTGCCGTCCGGCTCTCGGCTTGTTTCGGTCCGCAGCACGCGAACAGAAACGGCGGCACCTGTCTCCAATGGCAGTGCGACTTCGTCAAGGGCATCCGCGATTTCGCCATTGATACGCTTAACCTCGGCCTGTCCCTGATAACTCGACCAGACCGAAAGATAGAACAGGCGGTTCTCACGCTTCTTCCCGCTCACCGGCGTCGTGTTGTCGGTTATTTCGTAGTCCAGCGTCACATAGGGGTAAGGCGTTCCGGCCGGCACGGCATCGAACACCGGCGTCGACAGGCTGGCAGAGAGTCTTTCGAAGAGCGCCTTCTGCAGCGCCAAGCCTGGGTTGCTCATCTGCCCTCCGCAGCCTTGCGTAAAGTGGAGTCGATCGCTCTGCTGATCAGCAGAATGATCTGCTCACGATTCAGGTCGTAGGACGGGCGAAGCCAAGGATGCGCTGGACGTGCAGGAACTTCGCTTTCGCCACGGGCGTACCCCTTGGTGCCGTACTCGAGGAACTTCGTATAGAAGTACCGAGTGTTGTTCTTCTTGCCGCGGATACCGATTTCGGCATCCAACCCGCTTTTCGAGACAAAGGCCGTAAGCGACTCGGCGGCGTCGCCAGTGTCGCGCGGAATCAGAAATGTCTGCGTCTCCAACACCAGGTCAGCGGCCTCCACCATCGCGGGCCGCAGGTCGCTTTCGATCTCGTTGCCGATCCGCCGCAACAGACCGCGCAACTTGAAATCGCCTTGAATGCTCGAGCGTCTAGCCATGATCAGCTCTTCGATTTCGGCGCTTTGGGTGCCTTGGGAGGGGCAGAATCGACTGCTTGCTCAGGCTCAGCACCAGAACGCTCAACCAGGCCACGCTCCACCAAGGCATCCGCCTCAGCTGCGCTGACCGTGAACTCTTCACCAGGTTCTTTCCAGCCGCTCGCCGTGGACAGACTCGCCAATGCTTTCACTTTCATGTTTCACCTCAAGGATGGGGAACGTTCGAACACAGCAACCGAAGCAGCGAGCCTTCGTTGTCCGGCAACGCGGCTTCGATCAGGTAAGTGGTGGTCGCGCTGACCAAGCGCAGGCCTGCAACAACATCACCGGCTGGCCGGACGATGATTTCGGCTGTCACCAGCGCGGTCAGCTGTTGTGAGACAGGTGACGTGCGTCCTGTCGGAGTGGTGATTTCCGCCCGTATCTTGCGAAGCTCGACCCAGCCGTCAACGCCTCCGCCCATGCCATCAGGTACGCGCTGTTTTGACTGGAGCGACAATTCGTGACGCAATCGGCCGGCTCTCATCAGACCCCCAGTGATACGCGATAAGGGCTCAACAGCGAGCGCGATCCTTGGGGCAGTTCGAACACGTTGGTGGCCACCACCACATCTTCACGATTTGCATACAGGTTGCCGAGAATGAGCAGGCAGGCCGATATAATGGACTTGGTAATCACCATGGGATCATCCCCGGCGCTGCCATCCAGCACCGCTGCGGCCAATGCGTCAGCATCGGCGTAGAACGACCGGTTCAGGAACAAAGCCGCCGACTCTTCCGCGGCGTCCAGCTTCAGCTGCACGTCATCGCGGTCGACTTCCTCGGCCCGGCAGTGCTTCATTGCCACGTCGATATCGATGACCGACATGTCATTCGCCTTTTTTGGGCTTTGGCGGCTTTTCGGTCTTCGACGGAGCTGCCACCAGGTCGCTGGTCAGAACACCAGCACCAGCGGCATCTTCCTCGCCCAGCACCACTGCTGATTCGCCGTCTCCAGCATCAGGCTCGGCGTAACCTTTCTGGATCAGCTCGCGGCCGTGCTGCTCAATGGTTTCGAAGGATTTACCCTCGACCAAGGTTTGACCGCCCAGATACAGCGGCTTCAAAGTCTTCAGCTTCATGATTACCTCCAATGGGCCGCCGCGCGGACGGCCCAGCATTAGGTTACGGGGTGGTCGGAGCGGTGAATGCACCGTAGATGAACGCTTCCGGACGCTTCACCGCGAGGGCGGCACGCTCTTCGCAACGTACCGAAATCAAGTTCTTCTCGAAGTCGTCGGCGTTCTCGGTGGAAATCACCACGTTGGCGTCTTCACGGTCGAACAGCTGCGCACCGGTCTGGAACGCGCCGGTCAGAAATTTGCCTTCGAAGCCGACCGCTTCGGTGGCGACCACCGGCAAGCCCCACAGCACTGGACCAGCCAGGCCGAGCGGGTTAGCCAGGATGTAACGGCCGAGGGAGTCTTTGGTCAGCTCGATCTTCGCCCAGTCGATGAAGTGCAGGACGTGACCGGAAGCCGGCAGGCGCGCCAACTGTGCCTGGAGCATGGCCAAGCGCAGATCATCGATACCGGACTGGTTCTCGACCTCAAAAGCAGGGTCGAATGCCGAGGCCTGCGGCACGATGCCGTGCAGATGAACCCCGGTACCGTCGCCGAAAAGAATCTCTTGCTCTTCGGCGTATTTCAGGCCGTAACGCATCTCTGTGTCGATGGTCGATTGCAGTTGCGCGAAGTCATCGAGGATCTGCTTGGAGGCCTTGAACATGTGCGCGATGGTGGAGACCGCCGTCAGTTTCGACGCGAAGCTGATGTTCGAATAAGGCTTTGCAGTGCCTTCGGCAACCACTTTCGCAGCGTTGACGAAACCGGTTTGCTGGACCCAGAAGATGGCCGGTGAAGTGGTTCGGCCCGGCGCGATGAGGTCGCGGATGAACAGGCGCTGCTTCGGCGCAACGTCAATGCCAGGCAGACGCTGCGGTTCCACCACGCCCTGCGCCACGTCCGTGGACAGCAGCGCGGCGCTTACAGGAATGTTCACCCGTTTGCCGCCTTCGATGCTGGCCGCAAACTGTTTCAGGGCCTCGCTCTTGATGACGACACCACCCAGGCTGTCACGGATCTGCGGAGCGCTTGCCGATGGCAGGCGGGCAAACTCTTGCTCAACCTCGCCCAGCTTCGCCTTCAGCTGCTTTTCAGCTTCGGTCAGCGAGTTGAATTTCAGCGCCAGCTCATCGACGGTCGCTTTGGTTTCAGCAGACAAGCTGCCTGCCTTTTTGGCTTCAGCAAGAGCGGCCTCGGCCTTGGTGCTGAATTCACTGGTGGCCTTGGCCAGTTCAGCGGACACGCTCTTGAGCAGTTCGTTTGTATCAGTCATGGGTCAAACTCCAGGTACGGTAGAGGCTGCCGACTTGAACGAGGCCAGGGCCTTTTCGAAATCAGCGATTACGGAGGCCGAGATGGCCGGGGGGTCGGTAGCGCTCGGCGTACCAGAGCCGGTAGCGCCAGGCGTACCGGTTTTGAGTTCTTGAATCATTGCCCGCCGCTCTGAGCGGGGCATGCCCTGCTTCGCCAGGATTACGTCGAGCCGGCGGGCAGCGATTTGCTGCGGGGTGGAAGCCTTCGGGTCTTCTTTGAGCTTCGCGCTGTCCAGCAACGCATCAGCAAACCCCTGATCGACGGCGTCACTTCCACCGATCCAGCTTTCTGCATCCATGAGCGTCTGCATCACGGCGATATCGCCGCCGGTGTGCGCTGCGTAGATGCCTGCCATGGCCTTATCGAAAGGTTCCAGCGAGTCTGCCATCTCGCGCAGTCCGAGCCGATTGGCTGCGATCCCGACCCAGCAGTTGTGAATCATCAGAAAGGCGCCGAGGCCCATGCGGACCTCATCGCCCGCCATGGCGATGATCGAAGCTGCAGAGGCGGCGAGGCCGAGAATTTGAACGGTTACCTTGCCCTTGTACTCGCGCAACTGGTTGTAGATGGCCAGCCCTTCGAACATGTCGCCACCAGGTGAATTGATGTTCACCGTGACGTCAGCGCCGCCAAGGTTGCGCAGCACTGCGCCGACGCGTTTGGCAGTCACTCCGTCGCCAGACCAGTAGTCGTAGCCGATGGGATCGAACATCGAAATGGTGTTTTCATCGTCTGCCGCGGCGCGGATGTCCGGGTTCCAGCGCTCGAGCGCCATTGGCAGCAGATCAGATGAAGCGCTCACGCGCGGGCGATCCGCCGGCGCGGCCGGAAGGTTCTTGATCGTCATGATTACTCCGCAGGCTCAGTGACTTTGAGCCGTGTTACCGAGAGAAGGGCGTGAGCCATCGCGGGCGCATCCGGGTCACCACCATCCAGCGCCATGCAGATGTCCTGCAGCAGCTGCCGCGTGGCATGGGTGTCGCCGTCCTTGTGCGCGGTGAGCGCCTTGGACATGAACCGGTTGAACTTGGCCGAGACGTCGTCGGTCTGGCCCAAACTTTCCAGCGAGACCATGGCCGACTGAACGGTGTAGGTGTCGCCGCCAGGTATCGGAGGCAGGTTCTCCAGCCGCCGAACCTCGTTGCGACTCATCCAGCCATTCATCAGTGCCGTGTTGTACCAGGCGCCTCTGCCGGAGCTGTCCGCTCGCAACAAGCCTTCAACCGAGAATTCCGCGAAGAACTCGTCGGCATCCGCCTCTCCTATCAGGCAGCGAGTGATTTCCTGCTCGATGTTCACAAGCAACGGGCGCAAGCTGTTCGTCAGAAAGTGAAGGTTCTGCGCCTCGACACTGGCCGCCCAGCTCGACTGCTTGTCCATGTGCCCAACCATGAACGGCGGCACGCGGAACCAGCGGCAAATTTCCTCAACGTTGAAAGCGCGCGTCTCAAGCATCTGAGCCGCTTCGGGGTTCATGGTGATGCCCTGGTACTTCAGGCCAGCCTCAAGAACCATTGTCTTGCCAGCATTCTTCGAGCTGCTGAATGCAGCCAGTGCCTTTTTCAGCTGCTCGCGCTGCTTGGGCGTCAGTGTGCCAGCGCCCTGCGCGGCACCACCTTCCACGGTAAGAAAACCGGAAGCCTGCAATCCGTTGGCAAACACCTTGGCGGCTGCCTCTTCTGCCGCCAGCGCGGCGCCGATCACATCACGCCCGGTGGTGACCGGCAGCATCCCGCAGACGCCATCCAGGCCGAAGCCTCGGATGTGCATCAAATTCTTTTCAGGAATGTCCCGCTCGACGCCGTTCTCGGTGTAGGTGTACTTCAACCGACCATTGGTTTGCCGCTTGACCGTCATGCACTGAGGCAGCAGCGGATCAAGCGCAACGATGCAGCTACCGATGAACTTCTTCTCGACGAAAGCATTGCCACGCATGCAGATGCTGGCCACAACCATCAGCATGAAGCGCTGCGGGGTCATCTCAGCATTTGGCGAACGGCAGAGCACACGAAACAGCGGATGGTCCTTCGCCGACTCGCGGGAACCATCGGGCATGCGGCGATAGAGTTTGAGCGGCAGTGTCGATACCGACTCGGACAGCAGGCGCACACACGCCCAGACCGTCGAGAGCCGGATCGATCCGTCGACGGTGACGTTCTTCCCGCTGGTGGAGCTGCCGAACCACTCTTGCCAAAACGCCTCATTCGTTAGGCCGATCGGGACACCCAGCCAACTCTGCAGCGCGGAGCGAATCCGTCCCGGTTTTTTATCGCTCGCCATCAGAGCCCTGCCATTATCGGATCATCGAAGAAATCGTCGACGTTGCCGCGCGCCACTGGGTTGCGGGACATCAGTTCGACTGCGTTGAACAGCGCCATCAAGGGGTCAATCTTTGCGGTGCCTGACGCCTGCTTGGTGATCAGGATTGCGTTACCAGCGGGCACTACCTTCGCGTTACCGCAGCACCAGGCCATCAACGGTTGGCCGCTGTGGACCAAGCCGCCTTCGGCGAGCCGTCGTTCTGCAGTCTTGATCGCTCCGCAGAGGCGCCAGCCTTGAGAAATGCCGATCACCAGCTCTTTAGGGATGCCCAGCGAGATCAGCGCGTCGAGAATCGCGCCGACGCCAGCCGGGTCAACGCCGATCATGTCCAGCAGGCCGGACTCGTAAATTTCCAGCACCAGCTCAGCAACCTGCTCGACGTCTTCGCCGATCCGCTCGACAAGAATCAGGTCACCGTCTTTGGCGAAGTCATGGAATCGAGGTGCCTCACTTTTCCGGCGCTCCAGCACCGACGGGTGCGCCCAGGCCCTTGTCCAAGCCAGCCATTCCCGGGTAATTGCATCGCGCCCCACCACGGCCAGGCCCAGCAGGTCGTCGAGGCCGCCACCGTCAATACCGACGTCAATGACCTCGCAGCGCTTGATCAATTGCTTGAGCGTCAGCGTCTTGAGCTTGGCCTGTTGCTCCCAGAAATCCGTGCCGGGCCAGCGATTCGCCCGCAGGTTCATACCGATCTGGATGTTCAGGTGCTTCGCGAGGAATTTTTGCCGACTGCCAGGCTCTTTCTGGCTTTCCTTGATCATCTGGTCTTCCAGCCATTCCGCGCTGACAGACCTCCCCATGTTGGGGTTTGTGACGTAGTAATTGTGGGGGAGCAGGTATTCCTCAGACTCAATCATCGCCTTGGGGAATTCGTACAGAACGCCCAAGGACTTCTTGTCCTTGACCTTCCCGTCCCTGACATCGCGGTAGTAGTCGAGCTTTTCCTTGAAAACTCCCGCCGGCGGCTCGTCGCTTTGCGTGGACAGGAAGATCACAAACCCTTCGTCACGCGAGATGAGACCGCCGGTAGCTTCCATCAGCATCGCGTCGGCGTTGGGCCGCTTACCGAACACCCAGAGTTCGTCGATGAGGATCTTGCCGGATTTCTTACCGGACACCGTGTCGGAGTCAGCAGCGACCACCTTCAAGGAAGCCTTTGTGTTCAGGTGTGTGATGGTCCGCAGGTGGTCCTGCACGTTCATCATCTGTTCCAGTACCGGATCAGCTCGCACCATCGCGGCAGCTGGCTTGAAACTGTTTTGCGCAACCTCGATCGTCGGCGCCAGGATCAGCAGCTCTTCGTTCTCCCGCCAGTTCCGCACTAGGGCAGTGACCATGATCCCAGCCGCGATGGTCGATTTTGAATTCTTCTTGCTGATCAGCAGGAAGAACTCGCGGATTTTCTGTTGCCCGGTCTCGGCGTCATACGCGCCGAAGACCGCCGACACGAAATCGAACACCCACTGCTCGCAGCACTCACCAAACGTTGGCTGGCCTGGAACGTCCACGACCTTGAGCGACTTGAACAGATCGAGCGCTTCTTCTGCTTCACTGCGGAACAGCGGCGGAAACGGGATCAGCGACTGACGAGAAAGAATCCGCCGCTCCCAGTCCGGGCACGCGGTAGACCACTCCATCACCGAACCACCTTAAGCGGTGGCTTGCCGGTGCCATATCGACCAGCCGCTGCAGTCTTGGCCGCATCGACCTTGGCGTCTTTCTTCCCGGTCTCGCCTTTGCGTTGGTGAACGAACGGCATCAGTGCTTTGGCTGCATCGATCCGCAGCTTCGGTTCAGTCTCGGGGTCGTTCATGGCGGCCAGCAGATACGCTTTCGGGTCCGAGTAGTGCAGCGCCTTGCTCAGATCGAACGAGCCGTTTACATGCTCATCATCGGGCTCTGAATCGGCATCAGGCGTTGCCTCGGCGGGCTCTTTACTCTGCTTCGCTTTAACAGAACCTTTAACACCGGCTTTAACAGGTTGCAGTGCGTTGAGCTTGTGCAGCTCGGCCATGACATCGGGGTCTTTTGCCATGCGAGATCCGGCTGAAGCTGCCGATTTCTCTGGACATCCGGCCGCAATGGCTGCGTCTTTGTTGGACGCACCTCCCCTCAAAGCGTCAATAAATAGGCGCTTTTTGGATGTTAAAGCCATTAACAAAAACCGTATGGGAGGAAAAAAACTCTGAATGCGGGCCCAGGTGGTCTAGAGCAAGAAAGCTCCGAACTCTCGAGGCACCCCTGCTCCTGCTGCACGCCAACAGCGTGCCGCACCAGATCGGTGCATTCCTGATCTGGGGAACTGACGTGCTACAGCCGCCCCGCCTCTTCCCGCTGCTTCACAGACGAGTGACAGGTGGTGCACAGCGGCTGCCAGTTGGCGCGATCCCAGAACACCGTCATGTCACCTCGGTGCGGCTCGATGTGGTCCACCAGCGTCGCCGCAGTGACGCGACCACGCTTCTCGCACATGGCGCACAGCGGACGCTGAAGCAGGAATGCCTTGCTCGCCTTCTGCCATGCGTAGGTGTAACCGCGCTGGCCCGACGTGGCTTTGTCAGTTCTCCACGATCCAGGCTGAGTGATCGGCACCGCGCTCGACTGGGTGCTGACCCGGTTACCGAGGGTCTTCAATCGAACCACGATCAGGCCGACACCCGCTTCAACTGAGCCGCAAGTAGCGCCTCGAAGTGGGAACTCATGCGCCTGTACAGCGGGCTCAGCCGGATCTCACCATCTCGGCTTATGTTGATCTGCGCCAAGTGTTCATGCTCATCTCGCAGCACGCGAGCAGTCGACTCTATGGCCTGCTCGAGCGGGTCAAGCATGAAGCTGAGCGCCTCCCCCTGAATGGCTTCGATCTTGGCCGGTTTCGGCAGAGCGCGCAGATGATCGTCGATAGAGCGCAGCAGTTCACTGGCGCGCCCTACTGCTTGCGTCAGCTGAACCGAAGCGCCGCACTCTTCGATTGCTTGGCAGAGGTCGTATGCCTGCTGCAATAGTGGATGGCTCGATATATCAGTCATGGGATCTACTCTACTGTGCAGGTTGGCCAGACGAGTCGCGCCGCAGCCAATGCTGCCGCATAGTCGGCGTCTTGCTGAAGGATCATGGGGAACGATGGATAGCCCGGCACTGTGACGTACCAAGACTTCTTCATTTGCTTTTACTGCGCTGGATCTGCGCGTCGACCTGATCGGCGCAAGTGTCGAGCAGGTTGATGGCCCGATCTTTCAACGCCCAAAGGTCGCCGTTAAGTGCCAAGTCATCGTCACTGGTGGTGATGCGCTCGCACGGGACCAGCTCAGGGGGCTCGAGCCTTACCGTTGTTGTTTTTACTGGTGCTGGCTGGCTTGCCGCGCAGCCCGTCAGGCAGAGGCTGATCAGCCCACTTGCGAACAGCAGGACTGTGGTTCTTGAGGTCTTCAAAGTCTTTCCTCGCCTTCTGGGCTTTTTGCTCGCTGGCCTTGAGCCGCTTGTTGAGGTCAGCCTGATAGTCCGCGTTGCGCTTCGCTTCGGCGCGAAGAGTGGTGATCGTGGCCTGGCTTTCCTTGTTGGCGTCGAGGGCGTCCTGTTTGGCCTTGGCCTCGACGCCGACGGCTGCGGTCAGCGACACCACTCTGATCTG